GATCAGGCCTGCCGAGACCGAGTCCACCAAACGGAGGCGGATGGCTACACTGTAGGCCTCAAACATGCGTCGTTCACCTATCTTCAGATTTCGAGAGTGGTTAGCCGAGCGCTATCGCTGGGCCCAATACCCACGTCAGCAGCTGTTGCCGCGGCAAGCGCCGCCGCCGTTCTTCAAAGTGCCCATGGCCTGGGAGGCCCGCGGACTCCTGGTACTGTTCGGTTCCCTCGGGGTCGCAGTGGGCGTGGTCGGATTGTTAGTGGCTGGGTTCGTGATCTGGGCCATCATCACGGTGTAGCGTCATCGCCTGGCACGGCAATGCCGCCCTCTTCCGCGTTGAAGCGATAACCCATCCGCTGCCCGACCAGGACCGAGTCGAGAATCGCGACTCCGAGCAGCTCGCGGACCCTGTCGATGTTTTTGTAGAGCGCGGGTCCCACAACCGGCCGCGGCGGCATCTTGCTCGTTCCAAACTCGTGCCAGTCCATGTTTGGATCAGTGGAACCGGCGATGACTTCCTCAATGCCGTGCACTTCCCAACGAAAGCTCTTCTTCAGATCACCTAATCGCTCCAACGGCGCATCCGGTGGAGCGCCGATCCGTGCCTTCTCATCCTCCGTACTTTCGGCTAGAGGCGCCCATTCCGGGTAGTTGCCCACTTCCGGCTGATACACGCCGATCTGCGCGCGCATATCCTTGGTGAGCAGCTTGCCGATGGTCTTCAGACTCTGCTTTCGCTGCTCGCGCCAGGTGACCTCCATGGCCACCAAGGCAAACGCGAAGGCCTCCAGGCTCTCAACTTCCTGCGCGTGCCGAGCTCGCAGCGGATCCAGGAGCAGCTGATCGCCTACCTCCGCGATGTCCTCAACGGCGTGCCCTATTCGCATTACTCAGTCCTTCTTGAACTGCATCTGATCCCAATCGAACTCGCCGCCGTTGAATTCGGAAAAGATGATCCCAAATGCGGCCCGGGTAATGTCATCGAGCCCAAAGGCGACGTCGAAAGGAACGCCGTTGTAGACAGCCCAGAGCGATTCCTTGAGTCCCGGGCTGCCGACTATTTTTTTAGCTTGACGCGGTCAGCCTCCGGATCTTGTTTGCCGAAGTGCTTTTCGACACCCATCATCAGCGCATTCAAACCGTCCTCGTCGAGCGCCGTCACAATGGCATCGACCTCTAGCGAGTTGGCCGGTGACCCGACCGGGTCTCCATCAATCGAAGCCAGATACACCAGTGGCAGGTACATGTTGACCAGCGTCTGGTTCTTCGACTTTTCGGGACCCAACGCTTCGACCAGGCGGTATTGCGCGAGTACGCCGGGCTTGCGGATCACCAGCTTATGGCCACCCGCGTACGGGATTTCGATACTCGCCGCCGCTTTGGCGACGAGCTGCTCGGACGCGGTCGGCTCTGCCGCGGAAGCGTTGTTTACCTGTAGTTTTACAGTCATATCTATGGATCCTGTTATGCAACCTTCTTGCGACGAATCGCGACCCAACTCAGGGTCTGCACGATGCTCTTGTCACCCTGCGCGGTGCCGGCGTCGTCATACTTCAGAAGAACACCGTAATGCCGCCACTGCGTGACGGAGCCGTTCACCTCCTGCATCGACTTGCTGATGTACAAAGGTGACTCGGACAGGCCCTGGTAGAAGCCGTCCTCGATCCGGGCGAAGTAGTCATCCACCGCACTGTCCTGGCGCTGAATGGTGATCTGGCCCGACCAACCTTTTACATACCGCAGTCGCCGCGTGATGCCATCGAGCCCCATGAACTCCTCATCGCTGGTCATCATCTTCTCGTTGAAGGATGTGATCAGGCCGAAGCGCAACGCCCCGACGCCCGGAGTGGAGTCATTGAGAGTGATCGATACGTCGCGGCCTATATTGAAGCCGTTGAGTGGCATAGGAATGCTCCGAAATCAGGTTGAGGTTGGCGCGTTAGGCCGCGAGTTGGGTGGAGACGCGCTGGATCGTGACCGACTGACCGCCTTCCACATTGACGAGGAAGTACTCGACGATTGGGCCGTACCGGACCTTAATGTCAGCCTGCATATAACCCGATGCCGCGCGGGAATCCGAGTTGTTGGTTCCGTCGAGTTTGACGTTATAGGCAATGCTGTTGTCTGGAGTGCTGATCACCTTTTGCGTCTGCAGCGTGTCGAAGTACGATCCCAACGTATCGCGCGCTTCCTGTCGCAGATCGCCGGTTTGGACCTCACCCACCACGTATCCCATGCCCGAGTTGAGAGTGGCGGCGATGTAATTCGTGAGCCGGGTATAATTGTCTCCGTGAACCACCGCGCTGGAGCTCGTGTTGTGGCCGAACCGCGCTCCGAAGACTTTCCCGCGTGGTATCGGGTTCGTGATGACATCGAAGCCGGCCGCGCCGAGCTGCTGAAGCTCCGCGTACGAATAGACCTGGTTGGCCGCGCTCTTCTCAGTGCCCGCGATTGCTTGCATCGGCTTGTTCAGGGTGCTGTTCTGAGGCGACAAGTTGATGAGCTGGCCGAGGAAGAAGCCTTGCGGGCTCACCTTGCGCTGCAATCCACCGTTGTAATTGTCCAGCCAGTACACCCAGTCGCCGAAGCACAGCTTCATCCACGGATCGTCGATCCCGGCACTGGCCTTGACGCTAATGGCGTTGGCAATCGAGTCGCCGGCAGGACCCGTTGCGATCATGTAGGTGCCTTCAGATCGGCCATAGGCAATCTGAGTCGACAAGGTAGTGCTGTCGTCGCAATCCGCCAGAGCGGCAACGCTTGCACCCGTGTTTCGCAACGCATACATGCCCTTGCGAGGCGACGTGTCCTGTCCGAGGAGAGTGACGCCCGTGACACCCGTCGCACCGTCGGATCCGCCCGTGAGGGGATACGTCGCGCTGACCGGGGCTGCGGTTCCGGCCCCCGCGGTCGCGACGATGATGCGTGACCTTCCGCGTATCGCGCTGTTGCCATTGTTGATTGCACTCACGATCGCGACCCATAGCGGATTGCCACTGAGAGCGAGACCGATGTTGTCGAAGACTTCCGGCAACAGACCGGGCGCGGCGACGACGGCCTTGAAGGTACCAACCTGGCTGCCAGCCGAAATGGTGACTGTGATGTTGCTACCGAAGCTGCCCGTCCAGATCGACGCGAAAGTCGCGCAGTTTGACTGCACCACGACCTGTGCGGCTTGGTCAGTCCCATCGGTGACACGCACACACCTGAAGTTGCTTCCGCCCTGGAGCGCGGCGACTGCAATCAGAGTGCCGAGGTCATACTTGCGATTTTGCACAGGACCAAAGATCACCTGGTAATCGGCAATGCTCCCAACCGTCACGGGACTGTTGACGGGGCCCCACGCCGCGGTACCCACGCCGCCGCCGATGTTGGTCGCGACGCCGTTCAGATACTGGGTCTGTGGAGGAACGATCTGGATGTACAGATCCGGAACGCCCAGCGCCGTCGTGTTGATCTGGCCCTGCTGTACGATCATCGGGTAAGACTCCTAAAAGCAAAAAGGCCGCCAAGAAGGCGGCCTCTGAAAGTTGTGAAACTGCAGCGAGCTATTCGAAGACGGTGAAGGTGCGGCCCGGATCCGTGTCGGAACCCACCGCGGTGATGTTTTCCTGAACGACAGTGACCTGAGAGCCGGTCTGAGTACGCACCGTCGGGTATTCCACGGTGTAGAACAGATCCCGCCGGTACAGGTTCTGCTTCTCCATGGAGTCAGACTCCAGGCTGTTCTTGTAGATCAGCCGCGCCCAGTAATTGTCCGGGAGCACGAAGCGCGGTGTATCCATCAACACCGGCTCGATGGCCTTTGCGATCGCAGAGCGATCCTCCGGCTTGCTGCACCAGATCCCGATCTGAAAGAGCTTCTCCCGCCGACCCACTTCCCGGGATGTCGTGCCGGTCACGCCCACTCGAGCCGCTCCAATGCGCGCGTTGGGCGGCAGGAGAACGATGGGCCCCGAGCTCGTGGCTGACGGCAAATCGGCGGAGACCAACCTGGCGATCGCCGCAGCGATGCTCGTCAGAGTGTCTGCGTTCGAGACCAGGTAGGCGTACGGCTTTCCGTTCACGAACACCGCCAGATGATGCGGATTGCTCGCCGGCGGCATCTGGCCGCCCACCGTGATCGTCTGCCCGGCCACCGTCAGCGCCAGTGTAGGCGTCTGCACGGACACGGTTTTCTCCCGGTCCATGAAGCGCGTCGTATTGCGCTCTTCCGGCCGCGAGTACACGTTGACGTTGGCGATCCCCTTCGCCAGGTCCTGGTAGAGGTCGCCCGTCAGCGGCCAACCGGCGAACACCCGGGTGTCGATGCCGGTGATGGAAGGCGCATCGCTACCGTTGGGGAACAGGATGTCCGCCACCATCGTGACGAGGGTGTCGCTGACTTCCGAGAGATCTGCCATGTCAGACGTCCAACTTCTCGGTCAGGAGCCCATACCCCAGGCTGTTCCAATACGCCGCCGTCACGTCATACCGCGCGCCCAGGTCGTCAATTACGACGTCGTGCTCCTTAATGACACCATTCGCGACCGCATCGACCGGAATCAGGATGCGCCAGATGGTTTTCTGTGCGGCATCGCCCGGCAGGCCTGATGCAGGCCTGCCCATGCCCTTCATGAGTTGGATCGACGCCGGCAGTTTCTCTGCGACCGCCTGCTCGTGCTGCGGATTGCCCGGGCGCTGGCCGTTGTATCCCACCTTGCCGAGACCGCGGTCCGAGACGGGACGGACAATCGAGACTTTGCGCGGATAGATGAAACTCACACGTACATCTTTGCCGCGTACTGCTGCAGTGCTTCCTTGTTATCGGCTGATAGCGCCGAGGCCGCGGCGAGCTCTATCTGTGTGTCCCCGGCCTTGTAGGACTTCAGGTTGCCGATCTGAGGCATCGATGCCATGGACTGGATGATCTGAACGCAGGCCACCTTGATGGCCATTGGAATTGCGCCACCCGGAAATCCGGCTACATAGCGCACCTTCACCTCGCTGTAGTACGCGAGCATGATCCCGGCCGGGATCCACAATTGCCCCGAATTCACATCCCAGTTGTTGGACAACGGCTGTTGGAACAGCTCCCAGGCTGGCGGGCCGCCGAACTTCTGCAGAGCCGCGACCAGGTTGAACTGGTCCATGTTGTAATTGGCCGCATCCCCGCGGCGACCGTACCCATATCGGCCGATGCCCGAGATCACACGCACGGTCGGCGCGCGAGAGAGCATCGTGATCGGCCGCTGCTTCGGCATGTACTTCTGCTCTTCGATCACCAAGCCGAGCTCGACGGTGGCTTGATCATCGTGAGCGTTGAGCACGTTTTGAAGCGTGATCTGAATAGCGCCATTCGGGCCCACGACGCTCGAGCAGACTACCGCCTCGCACTTCCCCGTGTTTTTGCGATCGATGACTGCGACGTCACCGACCTGGAGCATCTGAGTCGGGCCGGTCAGCGTGACATTCACGCCGGCGCCGGCCGCGATCGCCCCGCTCAACTTGAATGAGAACGTCGGCGACAGAGCCACCATGTAGCATGGCAGGCCTTGTGCATCCGGCGACCAGATCAGCCCTTCAGGACGCTTCAGATAAGCGTCAATGATGGCGGATGCCGACTGGATCTGACCTTCCGAGACATTGGACAGCCCGAAAGCGGCCGCCTCGGTCAGTTGCAGATACTCAGAAGGCATTTACGCGGCCTGCAACAGACCGGCCACGGCCGAGAGGTTGGCTGTCGCGCCCGCAGAGTTGATGAAGCTGACCTTGACGCCGCCGATCGGGACGCCGTCCTGCCAGGACACACCCACGGGAGTCGTGGCCACAACCGCAACCGTGATAGCGGCTCCTAAGGGAATCGTGCACGCGGCATCCAGATAACGCTGCACGCTCAGCGTGCCGGCATGATCGGACGTGAGACCGACAGCGCCCTTCTGCCAACCGTTGGTCGCGATAGGGGAGCCGGTGACGGTTTGAGATGCGGTCGCGCTCGCGGGCAGACCGATCTGTGCCGCGGTCAGCAAGCACTGCAGTGCGCCGCCCACATCCTGCGCAATGCCTACGCTTTTATTGTCAGAGACGAGGCTCATGCGCTCACCTGTGTGGCAATCTGCGGGATAATGAGTCGCGTGCGCTGGGCATGTCCCTTGTCGACCAGGTAATCACCCAGGTTGCTCTCCACCTTCGCCACGCCGCGCTTGAACTCCACTGTGAACAACCTCGGACTGCCCTGAGGGTCGAGGAAATCCGTATTGGGAAACTCCTTCCCGGGCTGTACGTAGACGCGGGTCGAGGCCATTGAGCCACCCGGCAGATACACTTTCATAAACTCATCTCCCGGCTGGCAGGCGCCCCGTCCATGCGGCGCCCGCCATCCAACCAGTCAACTTATCGGTTGACGCACACCACTGCATGCGCGTACGAGGGGCCCTTCGCGATCAGCGTGTCGAACTTCACCGCAACGAACTGACCGGCCAGGTTGCCGATCAGACCGAGCTGGAAGAGCCGCGGATTCGGGTTGAATTCCTTACCGCTGACGACCGGGATCTCGATCATGTCTTCGGTCACGATGACGGCGTAGTAATTCTTCGTGCCGCCGGCGGGCGCGGTGAAGCCGTACTTGCTGGTCGTGTCCGTCGGTACGAAGGCCTCCGGGATCAGGGGGATCGGCCCCGCCTGCGTCTGGATGGTGCTCACCTTCACGCCCGCGGTGACCTCGGCGGTACCGAGCTCGATGTGACCGGCCTTGGCCTCGCGGTCGATGAAGTCGCCCAACACCGAGTTCAACACGATCGCGGTGGGTCGCACCACGAACTGCTGGTTGGACACCATCAACGCGATCTCAGCCTTGATCGCATCGATGATCGAGGCGCCGATCGCCACGTAGGCCGTCTGGGTGATCTGCGTGAGCAGACCCATCCACTGCAGCGT